CAGATGTTGGCCCTGACACCCAATCACAAGTGGATGCAAGACAACGGCAATGACGTACACTTGGTTATCACCGGCGGTGAACCCTTGCTGGGTTGGCAACGCACATACGAAGAGTTGATCAGTAATCCCAGCATGAGTGACCTGCGTAATATTACATTTGAAACCAATGGCACTCAAAAATTACAACCTAGTTTTAAAAACTTCATGCACGAGTGGGGTCAGAATCCCCCATTTGCTTCTAGAGAAGTTACATTTTCAGTCAGTGCTAAACTTAGTGCAAGTGGCGAAAAGTGGGAAGAAGCTATCTGTCCCGACATTGTTGCAAGTTATCAAGACATTGGCACCACTTATCTTAAATTTGTTGTGGAAACAACAGAACACTTTGCAGAAGTTGAACGTGCGGTAAAGGAATTTAGAGATGGCGGCTTCACCGGTGTTGTATATGTCATGCCACAGGGCGGTGTAGTTACTCCGTATGCACAGAATCGTGTACGAGTAGCCGACTGGGCTTGCAGTCGGGGCTATTACTATAGTCCTCGCCTACACGTTGACCTTTGGGGCAACGGGTGGGGAAAATAAAAGGAAACTATATGGGATTTTTTGATAGATTTAAAAAGAAGCCAGAGCCTGAGCCCAAAGTCAAGTCAGAGCCTAAACCTAAGGCATCAGTAAAAACTGAAAAAGAAATTGCCACAGAAAAAGGCGAGCCGTATGTGGCAATTCTCAGCATGCATGTAGATCCAGAGAACATGCACCAAGGTGCGTTTGAGTTGGACTGGAATGATAAGTTTATTGCCAATTTGGTTCGTGCAGGATATCAAGGCAAGCCCGATGATAAAGATTCAGACATTGTGGATCGATGGTTCCAAAATGTTTGTCGACATGTTGTGATGGAAACATGGGAACAAGAAATGGCAAATAATCCTAGTCGTGTGGTAAAAACTCGAGACATCGGCGACGGACGTTCCGAGGTGTCTTAATGCTGATATATTTCAATGGTGACAGCAATGTAGCCGGCACAGAGTTGCCAGAGTCCACACACGGCATGGCACCTAAGTTGGCCGAAAGATTTGACGGGCAATACAAAACAAAATTTATCAACGATGCAACCCCAGGTGCAAGTAATGATTTAATTTACGAACAAACACTGGATTTTTTAAACAACCCCGGCAGTCCAACTCCTGATCTAGTGGTGATTGGGTGGACACAGTTTGGTCGAGTGCAATGGTTTTTAGTGGACGAGTGGGGTAAGGGACGATTTTGGGAAATAAACCAAATTGGGGTAGGTATTCCTGTTCCAGAAGTATATCAAGAACGGTACAATCACTATGTTAAAAATGTGCAATCTGATGGACATTGGCGTTTGGTTCAAGGCACCTATTGGCACAATAAAATTTTTAACATACACAAGCTATTAGAGTACAAAAAAATTCCGCATTTGTTTTTCAATGCGTTTGACGAGTTTATTTTGCCAGGTGAAGTGGCCCAACTTGACTGGAACAATGTATTTTTAACACCGTATTCTAAAGAATTAATCTACACTGAATGGTGCCAGCGCCAAGGTTATAAAGAAATAACTCCAGGATGGAAACACTACGAAAGTGCGGCTCATACTCAGTGGGCAAATGTCATGCATAACCATATTACAAAACACAACATTGTATGATTCTTTATGTAAACGGTGACAGCCACACTGCGGCAGCAGAAGCAGTTAATCCACATGCATTTGCCATGGACGATGGACAGTTGTTTTACATGGGCCGTGCGCCGCATCCCGAAAATTTAGCAGTGAGTTGGGGTAGACGATTGAGCGATGCACTACGTGCCAGTTTTCACTGTGATGCTGAAAGCGCCAGTAGTAACACTAGAATTTTGCGCACAACTAGAGATTGGTTAAAAAAAATACATCACCCAGAAGAAGTGCTGATGGTAATACAATGGAGTACCTGGGAACGAGAAGAGTGGCTACTTGACGGAGTGTACTATCAACTTGGTGCCAGCGGCTTAGATGATGTCCCCGACGAGCATAAACAACGCTACAAAGAGTTTGTGGTCAGTGTAGATTGGAAACAAAAAACCCAACAAGCACATGAAGAAATCTGGCAGTTACATACCGAATTGACCAAACTGGGCGTTAACCATATCTTTTTTAATGGTAATAATGATTTTAGTAGCATTAAGAAACCAAAAAAATGGGGCAACAGTTACATTGATCCGTATAACTCAGAAGGCACATACAATGCTCGAATCAGAGCCGCAGGAATAGAAACAGTTGCACCCAATTCATGGCATTTTGGCAAGGATGGCCATAGCTTTTGGAATCGTTTTATGTTACAATATATCAATACCCACAACAAAGTCTAAGGTTTCCCATGCGTTATGTGTTAATTGACACAGCTAATATGTTTTTTCGTGCCAGGCACACTGCTTTTCGTGCCAGCGACCCTTGGGAAAAAGTTGGAGTAGCACTGCACACAACGTTGATGAGTGCTAATAAGGTTGTCAAACGTTTTGAAGCAGACCATGTTGTATTTGCACTAGAGGGACGTAGCTGGCGCAAAGATCACTACAAACCCTACAAAGCAAATCGTGCTGTAGCCCGTGCCGCACTGACTGAAGCAGAAGCAGAAGAAGACAAAATGTTCTGGGAAGCATTTGACAGTTTGACTAAATACTTGTCAGAAAGAACCAACTGTAGCGTAGTACGATGCGCCACTGCCGAAGGCGATGATATCATTGCACGTTGGATTGCCCTACATCCCCAAGACGAACATATAGTAATTTCAAGTGACACAGATTTTGTACAGCTGGTGGCCGCAAACGTAAAACAATACAATGGCATCACCGACGAACTTATCACCACAGAAGGCATTTATGATGCCAAAGGTCGACCTGTAATTGATAAAAAGACCAAAGCACCCAAACAGATTCCTGATCCCGCATGGTTGTTGTTCGAGAAATGTATGCGTGGTGATACCAGCGACAATGTGTTTAGTGCATTTCCTGGTGTGCGAACCAAAGGCACCAAGAACAAGGTTGGTCTACAAGAAGCATTTGCGGACCGTACAACCAAAGGCTACAATTGGAACAACATGATGCTTCAGCGTTGGACAGACCACAATGGTGAGGAACATCGTGTGCTGGATGACTATGAACGCAATCGTCAGTTGATCGATCTTACACATCAACCACAATCAGTGAAAGACACAGTGGATCTTGCTATCATTGAACAGGTATCGCACAAGGACATTGGTCAAGTAGGTGTGAGATTTATGCAATTTTGCGGCAAGTATGATCTAGTGCGGTGCAGTGAAAATGCCGAAGGATTTGGCCGTTGGTTGAATGAAACATACAAAGGAGTTTTAAATGTTAGTAGCTAAAGTAGTAGCAGATAAACAGTTTTGGATCTTACAAGAAGATGATCGCAAAGTTGGCAACATCGAAGCCTGGAATGGCGGATATCAAGTTCGTATTAACAATCAAGTAAAGCAATTTAAAACAATCAAACTTGCGGCACGTGAATCAAACATTGTATTTGCCGAAGAAAAAGCTGTGTCAAAGCCGGACAATACTGTTGTACATGGATATCCGGTGGCAGGTCGTTGTTATAATCCTGTGTGGGACGTGGTGCATCACTTGCCTATATACACCAAGACTGCCAAAAGCAAAAGTTGGTTTGCCGCAGGATGGTATTCCATCAAGCGTGGTCGTAACTGGAAAGTTGTGCAGGATCCCAAACTGATTGCACTACAACGCTATCCTTACCAGGGCCCGTTTAAGAACAAAGAACAAGTGACACTATGACAAATCCATTCCGAGATCAAGAAAAGTTCATGAAGGCCTGTGACCAAAAGGTTGATGCCTACTCTATTTCACAATACAAGATGTATCTGAATCTAATAGACGAAGAACACAAAGAACTGCAAGAAGCAGTCGAAGCCAACGACTTGACTGAACAACTGGATGCGCTGATCGATATATTGGTTGTTACAATTGGTGCTATTCATTCAGCAGGATTTGATGGCGAAGGTGCTTGGAAAGAAGTCATGATGACAAACTTTGCCAAGATTGATCACGAAACAGGCCGGGTTCGTAAACGCGAAGATGGCAAAGTGCTCAAGCCTGTGGGATGGACTCCGCCAGACTTAAAAGAATACTTGGCAAGATGATACACATTCAACGATTTATTGAACGCCTTCAAGGCTTTGAAGCACGTGGTGCCAGAGACTTTACCATGCCCATCAAAGATGCCAAGGACCTTCATGCTGACCTCACCAGGCTGTTGATCGCACTGCAGGCTGCAAGAGAATCTGCTGTAAATGCCGCACAAGAAAGCGAAATTACAGTGGAAATGAAGGGCGGATCATTCTAAAAGTCCCTATATTTGTCATAAATAAAATGTAGGAGTTTAATGAATGTCAAGACCAAAACCCAAAGTTCTACTAGAACTAACAAACAAAACCACATACAAAACTGAACAGGTTTTATCGTCGGCGGGAGTGTGGGCTGTGTTCTTCGATGACTCTCCTATCAATCTTAAAACCAGCAACATGTTGGTTCAACACCCTGGGCCCAAGTACAAAAAAGTCAGTTTTTCTAATCCAGGGCATGCACACAATCTTTCAAAGAAACTAAACGCACAGTTCAAAACAGACAAGTTCACTGTGGTGTTGTTAACGCAGGGCAACACTGTTCAGCCCGGTGGTGCGTGATAAACTAAAATTAACACAAGCACTGGTAGCCAATCTACCAGAAGAATTTGCCGAGCCTGCGGAAGTTGCTGTCAAGACCTGGTGGGCAAACATTCGCAAGACTGGAGGAATGCGCCTCACTGAACATGGATTTTATGTATTCAGTCGTGTGTTAGAATTAGATCACTATGAATTAGAAATCAAACCAACTCCGGGCAACAGACGTATTGTGCTGACACTTGACCGTAAATTGCAAAGCCCATATTACATCAGAATAGACAAACGTATACCAACTGGTGTTTATATGTTTGGCAGTCGCGAAGCAGTCATGGCTCAACTGTATGGTGATTTAGAAAAGTTCCTGCGTAACTATTGACTGCAACTCTGGTCGCTGTTGGGCTTTTTCTAACACGTTTTTTAAAAACACATTTTGTTGCAACAGATTATAATTGTGCTGTACACGTACTAAATCAACACTGCGGTGTGCCAGATCAAAGTTGGTTAACAATCCAAGGTTGAGTTCCACTGCAAGATCACATCTACGACCAGGATCCGACTCTGTTTGGTAACTGTGGTCAACAACATCATCAAACACATCAAACCCCATGCTGGCCATGTAGTCTGCTATGCGCCATCCACCAACCCAGATTGGAATGGTTCCGGCATATAGTGCCATCAGTGTTTTTTCTGTCACAATGGTTTCCCGTTCATAGTAAGCAGGCTCAGTTATCAAAGAAACACAAGCAGGCTCAAACACTGTGTTCTGCAACAACTTATTATAGGTGTATGCATTTTTAAATGAACCATTCCGCACTCCTTGATCCATTGTAACTTCGGGTCCAAACACATAGTTGGTAACAGCTATGTTGTTGATGTTGTTTGTTTTCCATGCAAGAGAATGACAGTAGTCAGTTAACCTATGCTGTTCAATCAATGTCAACAGCCGACGTCTATTGGGTCTGGGTTTGTTGATCATAAAATTAAATGTGGCTGTCTTACGGCTCCAATCCGGTTGTATATTTTGCTGTACAAATTCTCTATTTTCTCGGGCTAAAAACATAGGTAAACACACATACGGATATTCGTTCAATCCTTCTTGTACTGTTACGTGATCAAATACCAACAGGTGTTGTTGCGGATCACATGAACTGTTTTCCAGTAATTTTTCCACATGATAACAATGTTCGTAAGGATTATAGTGGTGGTCCCGAACCAGAATAATTTCAGGACTAGACAGAATCTCGCCCGAGTAGGTGTAAGTAGGACCGTGTATTTCAATCATGACCTGTATTTACAAGTAAATATTGCTATGACAGATATAATAAAAACAGCACTGGGATCAACATACTGTATGTTTTATCATCATGCATTTCCCATTGCACAACTAACTCCAGTGCAAACCTTAGCAGGATCTTGTTCTGTGGTAAATCAAGCATTGGATTTGCATGGTACTGATCTATTGGGTTGGCCTGCAGGACTGCAAGACGAGATTACAAGATTACTGTGGGTCAACCAATTTTATCAAAATTTACACAAAGAACCCATACGCAAGCCGTTGTTAATACACCGGCAACAGGAACAGTACATAGTCGACTGTGGCGATACACGACTGATGACACTGCAATTAAATCCTGAAATATCCACAGTCAGTGTTGTTACGACATGCACAGTGTCCAATGCTGGCCGATATCAGGACTGGCAACAAATTACCTCTGATTCAGACCTGATACGATTGACCCAGTTTGATACCAACAATACCACAATATTAATTACTACCACACAGCCTGGTGCTGACTACGGACTCGAGTGGTTAGAAATTGGTGATCACAGCACCGGACATCATTTGCACAGTGTTGATCTTAGATTAACAATGATGCAAAATTATCTTGATGCACAAGTTACAAATTTTAAATTTGACACTGAATGGGGCCGGTCTCCCGTGGATTGGCTAGCGTTTGTGTAAGTATGTTGGTCCACTGAACAAAGTCATTGGGCCACCGAGCAGACATTTCTGCCAGCAGTGTTTGGTTGTGTGTGGCAGCACGTTGACACCTGTGTTGTACTAGAGCCAATTCTTTAGACTTTATTACTCGAACAATTTCAAGACTTTTCCATACAAATATACGTTGCTTTTCTTGTACTTCTATTAGCCGGTCATAGTGATTGTGATCTACCAGATCTGATAGAGTATCAAATCCCAAACTGGTTAGATAGGCCACTGTGTATCGGCCCGACGACACTGTCCACGGAGCAGGTGTTACCAGTGCTCGAAATATTTTTTCACTGAGTGATATGTTGTTGTCACTGCTGTAGGTTTCGGCCACAATGTTAACATATGACCGATTAAAAATTTCATCATGATCTATTTCATAATTACGCACAGGCATTTGTGCAGTGAGCAATTCATAACTTTTTTGATATTTTGATTTGTCTTCGTCACTGGCATGAGACCAGTGTTCGTTCCAGTACTCTAAAGCCTGAGTTGTAGAAATAAGAGCAGGATCTGACACTACAGAATTTCCCGGGCGATAACAGTTAAAATTTACATGGCCTTTGTGTAGATGTACTCTGAGTCCAATCTCCAACATCAACATAAATCTGCGTTGGTCAATTCGATTTACTGCAAAAGAAAAATCTCGTTCTGGACGCCAGGTTTGATCAACAGGCACATAGTGATAGATTCCCAAGAAACTAGCGGGCAATCTTATCACACGGTACCTAGTAGGGCAGGTGATGTAGTTGTCTGTGATCACAGTGGTGTCGGCATCAAACAGGTAAGGCAAGTCACTGTGATAGTCTGTGCTACAACTTCGTATATCGTCAACCAGGCACACAATCACTGTTTGGGTACCTTTTTTCCATATCCGTGGGTTGTCAGTTACACTAAACCCAGTATCTTGTAGTGTTTGATAGATGGTGTTGTTAATGTTGTACTCGTGTACTAGACATTGACTTTGATTCCAAATCTCGCCGCTGTGTACTCCGTTGAATGCCTGTT